ATGGAGAATCAGAAGAAGACTCTACATTAGATAATTGGATTGAAGAAATATCATCAACTAATTGCAAAGAACAATTTTTAGAATAAACTATGTTCTAGACAAACTATGTTCTAGACATATTTATTAGTTATTTTATGTTTTTATTTTTGTATTTTTATATTTTTGTATTTTTGTATTTTTATATTTTTGTATTTTTGTATTTTTGTATTTTTTTATTTTTATTATTATAAATTTTAACTATTTAACTATTTTAACTAATTTTATCTTGCTATATATAAAGTAAGTAATAAGTAAATAAGTAATAAGTAATAAGTAAATACATATATATTATGGCTACAAAAAAAAATATAGATTTGAATATATCTAATTTTTTTAGTAAAAAAAGTAAAATATCTAAAAGCAAAAGCAAATCCAAAACTAGAAGCAAAGCCAAACACAAAATACCCAAATTACACAATCAAACAACTAATTTATACAATGAATCTAAAATATCAGATATATTAAATAGTATATATAGTATGAATAATCCTATTAATAATCCTCTAATAAAATATGATGACAAAGAGTCAAAATTATTACAAAAAGAAGGATTTAATAAATTTAAAATATGTAAACCATTTACATCTGATATATTAAATAGTTATTATGAAAATATAACCGATATTAAAAATGAACAACTACCTAAACCAGTTCAATATGCCTCTGAAGATTTTACCAGAGGTTTAAAAACATTTTTAAATATAAGATATACTAATTTACCAATACCATCAATTAGCAATGCATTTGTAAAGCTTTGGGAAGTATTAGAAACATTTGACTCCATTATAAAAAAAGACACTAAATCTTTCAAGGTATTTCATATTTGTGAAGCACCAGGTCAAATGATTATATCAAATAAATATTTTGCAGAGAAAAAACGTCCTAATATTTCAATGGAAAATTATGATTGGAGAGCAAATAGTCTAAATCCATATAATGCCGAAATCAAGGCAAAATATGGCAAAGTATTTAGCGATAATTACAATATGATTAAAAATAATCAAAAAAAATGGCTATGGGGTGCAGATAATACAGGAGATATTACTAAAATAAAAAATATAAAATCATTTCGCAAATATATTAATGAAGAATGGTTAGATGGTAAAGATGGTAAAAATAATAAACTAGATTTTATTTGCGGAGATGGTGGATTAAGTACAGATTTAGAACCTTTACTATTGCAAAAACTCGATTTAGCACAAGTAATTACAACAATTGTATGCAGTTCAATAGGTGGTTCATGTTGTATTAAACATTTTACACCATTTATAAGGGGAAACAAAGACACATATAATGCCAGTGGATTTTTTATAGGTTTTCTATATTTATACTACATTGCATTTGAACAAGTATCATTATTTAAGCCATATTCTAGTAATCCAGATTCTGGTGAATTTTACGTTGTTGGAATAAATTTCTTGGGTATTAGCGATTCACAAATTGAAAATCTATATAAAATTCTGGATGGTTTTAAATTAAATCATGCTATAATTGAAAAAGATAATATTCCAGAAACATTTATTACGCAAATTAATAATTTTATTAAACTAATGAGCCAATTGAATAATGATAGTATTGAAAAAATAAATTTATTGTTAACTTGTTATGATAATATGCCAAATACAAAGGGGGCAAAAGGGGAAAAAGGGGCAAAAGTGGCAAAAGATGAAAAAATATTCAAATTATTAAAATGTAATAAATTTCTTGATGAAAATAATATTGAAACAATATTGGTGCCAAGGTATAATGAATGGATAAAAAAATATAATTTTGAATGAAAATATAAAATATTTTATATCAATTATTAGGTAATTCGGGATATTTAATAAACCCATCACAACCACAAGGTTTACTAGTAAAAATATTTTTCTTTATACAATAATATTTTGATGATTTATCATTATTATTGTAAAATATTCTAAAAATGCCTCTGGCATATCTAGGCACCTTATGACAATTATTTACATTGTCTAACATCATTTTGACACAATTATAACAGATATTTTTCTTTTTTCCATCTACAAATACTATCCAATAATACTCTCCAATACTATTACATTTATAACATTTATTATCATGATGCAACCGATGACACCAATATTTATAGTAATAATCACTAGTGAAATCACGAGGTAATATATAGATATAATGCGTTAGTAATCTAAACTTATAGAAAATAATAATAGAAATCGCAATTGCAATTGCAATCACAATCAATACTAACATTCTTGCAAAATTAAATCTCGTAAATCTTGCAAAATATCATAGACTAATAATAATTTGCAAATATAAATAAAAAGTTTCAATTTTTATTAAATATTTTTAAACTTATTGAATATAAATAATGGAAAAATATATAATGTTTTAGAAAATTTAGTAAAAACTAACAAAAATTGAATAAAAATTTCATATTTCAAATAAGAATCATTACAGTAGTCATACAACTTTATCTCGTCGTCGCCGTCATCATGTCGTCATCACGAACAGTGTTTGATTTACAGCGTTCAGTAAGCTCAAGCTTATTGGCATTTGCCAATCCAGAAGAACTCTTTAGTCTAGCATTTTACTATGAGTGCGGAAAAGGAGTTATGCAGGATGTAAGAAAGGCAATAACATATTACAAAATTGCTGCAGAAAAAGGGCATGCAGGAGCACAAAAGGCTCTTGCAGAAATAAAAATCCTAAATCCAACATATTTTGAATAAATATAATCCAAAATTTTTTTTATTATAAAAATTTCAAAAATTTCAAAAATTTCAAAAGTTTGAAATTTTTTACCAACAACAAATATATTCTCAATATATAATATGATAAAAATAAAAATGCAAGGACATAATACTCACAATAATACTCACAACAATAATAACCATTATATCGTAATGTTTATTATTATGATATTATCGGGTTTATTATCAACAATGAATGTTTATGTAGATAAATTTAGTGATATAAGTTTTAGCCTAAATGACATATATATGATATTACTAATGAATGGATGGATGTTTATATTTATGAGTATTTACAATAAGAATCTAAAATTTTTTATATTAGGACTAATTTTAGTTATATTTAACCTTTTTGCAATAAGAACGCAATTTATGATTACAAAAACGCAATATATAAGGGGAATGATACCACATCATTCAATGGCTATTACAATGAGTAAAAAATTACTAGAAAAAGATACAACTATATCAAATTTTTTAGAAAATATTATAAATACACAATCTAAGGAAATTGAATTTATGAAAAATGAAATCAATTAAGCCTAAGCTATACTAATTTTTTAGACTTTTTCAAAATTTTAATTAAAAATTGAAATAAAATAGTTAAATATTACTATTATAATGCACGAATCAAGTAGAAGCAAAAACAAAATGGCTCCCTCGACGTCAACCCCTCCTCCTCGCAATATTAATCAAGTGCAACGGACTTGTCCTCCTGCACCAATGAAACCAGTGGCAAAACGCAAAAGCCGACGTAATCAAAAACCTCGTTGTGCAAGAAAGCTTACCTTTTTGCCGTTACCAGACCCAAGAGGTTTTGTAGTTGAGAAAAAAAATGAGTCAGAAATAAATTTGGAAGAGCTTTCACGTATGAAAAATATGGAATGCTTTATGAGGATTCCAGAGGCATACGAAAATTATTATGCACTAAATCAAAATCCTTAGATATGCGTTTTGACTTTTTCATTTTTTTTGTTAAAAATTTTACATAAAAAATTAAATAAATAAAAATAAAAATTAAATAAATAAAAATAAAAATACAAATTAAATAAATAAAAAATAAAAATAAATAAAAATAAAAATAAAAAAACAATATTTCTACAAATTATAATTATAAAATTATCTTGTTAATATATAAGATATCAAATATATTTTATTAATACTAATTAAATACTAATTAAATACTAATCAAATATGGCAAATAAAAAATCTCGTTCTAGACAACAATCAAAAAAACATCGTAAATCTCAAAAGGGTGGAACAGCAACTGCATGTGCTTATACTGGAAATAATGGAGGCGCAGCGGCAAATATCCATAATACTAATCCACAAGCATCATTAGATCTAGATGGTAAATTTATGGCATATGGTGGTCCAGTACCCCTTGGTTCTACTATTGTTGGTGGAGGTAGTTGCAGGAACGAAGGAGTTGGTACCAGTAGTCCAAAGAGTGAAACATTTAAAGAATATATATCATCTCTAGATGCTAAATTGAGCTCCGTTACAGGAGGAGGCAATTGTGGCTCCGATTCCGTTCCCAAGCCAAACTCTGCCCCAAATTCCAAACAATTAGGTGCAGGTTATACGTCTGACCCATCCGAATTTGTAGGAGGTCTCCCAGTATACAAAGGTTATGATGATAATTCTCCTCCCGCAATTATTGGTGGTAAATTAGTATTTGGTACTCCAGACCAACCAGTGTGCGGAAGCGGTGCAGTAGGTGGAGGGAGAAAAAATAAACGCCGTAGTAAACACAAGAGCAGGAAAAATAGCAAAAGCAAGAAAAATAACAAAAGCAGGAAAAACCAAAGAGGAGGAGAATTTAATTCATTTAAACAAAGTAAACCTGCAGAATATGGTTCGGCATTTAGTGGTCAACAAGGTGTATTTACTGAAGATATGTCAAAAAGAACATTTGAAGGTAAACAACCAAATTGGGCAGTAACAGATGTATAAATTATTTGCAAATGCTTATCCACTTATACACTTATTTACAATTTTTTTAATTTATTTTAAACTAATTTATTCTAATATGTTTTTCTAATGTAATTATAGTAATGTAAAATAAAAAGAATAAACAGTAAACTACAAAACTAAATAAATAAAAATGGTAGACGCAATTGTAAAAACAGCATTAGATATTATATTAAATACAGGTGGTATATTAATACAGTTTATGAGATGGTTTTATTTAACATTTTTGCCATTTGTTATACAATATATAGGTATTCCGTTATTTGTGTTAGGTGTAATTCTTGCGGTAGCATTTGCTGGAGGAACACTAATATTTATAATATTATTCTTTATATTTATGTACTTTTTTATAAAAGGTACAATATTTGATTCTAAACCATAACCAATAAACCATAACTAAACATAAATTCACACAATAAACCATAACCAATAAACCATAACTAAACATAAATTCACACAATAAAAATAAATATATAAATTATATACTAATCAATAAATAATAAAAAAATATTAAAATGCGAAACAAAATAATTATATTTTTAAGTCTAGCAACTATTATATTAATAATATTATTATATAACACATATAATACAAAAAAATACGATTCATTTGACCCAACAGTTCCTAATTCATTTCAAAATTCTTTAGAAAGAACTCAATTATACGGCTCATTATTTTTAGATGATCTAGATAAAGTAATAAAAAATATGACTGATCCAGAGATTAAATATGATAAAAAAAGAATAGAACTTATCAAATATAGTGATATATTATTATAATGACAAAACCACAACCAAACCACAACCAAACCACAACCAAACCACAACCAAGCTAACCAATCCAATAAAATTGATTTATTTTTTATTTATTTTTTCAATATAAACACATATATCAAAGATATTCTATTATAAAAAAATCATACAATATGGCATCTCCAATATTTATTCCAAATGAAGAGCAAAAAAAATGTATTACAAATATTAATACATTTATAAAAGAACATAAACCGTATAGTAAATTATTAATAAATGGAAGTGCTGGAACAGGTAAAACTAGTATTATTATTTCTAGTATAATAAATATTTTAATAAATCAAATAATATTACATATAGATGAAATAATCAAAGAATCTACAAATAATAAACATAAACCCAGATGGGGGAAAATAGGGCTAAATAATTTTATTATATCTGCACCAACAAATAAGGCAAAAGATGTATTATTTACAAAATATAATATTTATATTGAAGAACAATTATCTAATATATTACACAATGCATCAATTACGCAAATATCGCCATCCAATATTATTTCATTGTTAAATAGTAAAATATCATTTTTAACTGTTTCACAAGTTCTTAGTATTAGTCGTGTTGTAAATGAAAAGGGTATTGAGGAATTTACAAAAGGAAATGATAAAAAAATAACTGATAAATATGATAAGGCTATAAATACATCAATAATTGTTGATGAATGCAGTATGATTGATAAAAATACAGCAAGGCTTTTAGAATTAATTAAATGTCCAATAATATATATTGGCGATTATTGTCAATTACCTCCTGTTAATGAAGAATTATCAGTAATATTTATAATACATAATGAAAAATCAGCCCAGCTAGACCAATCAGCCCAGCTAGACCAATCAGCCCAGCCATCATCAATTTGCATTACATTAAAAATAGTTGAACGTTGTAAAAATGATATTACATTAATTGCCAATAAGTTAAGAGATAAAATATACAATACTATACCAAAATTTAATTTATTACAACATGCATCTAAAAATTTAATTTTATATAATAAACAATTTTCAAAATGGTTAGAATCTTATGTAAATGATATTAAAGATAAACAAAAAAATATTGATTCTCTAGATAATCCAAAATCATATAGTAATGATACAATGGCATTAGGATGGACAAATAAATGTTGTTTATTATTAAATAAAAATATACGTGGTTTATTATTCGATAAAATACAAAATATTGATGATTACTATATTATAAATGGTGATAAATTACTTATTAAAACACCATATTATAAATATAATAATCATATATATTCTAGTAATATTGTATATGTTTCAAAGGTAGAAAATAAAAAATATTATCCAATAAATTTTAAGGATTGGTGTAGTATTATATTAAAATTAAATGAAATTAAGAATACTCAACAAAACACAGACAATACAAATGGCAATACAAATGGCAATACAAATAGCACATTAGATATTAATATTGATGATATATTAGATACATCTACCCCACTCGCCAAAGCTACCCCACCTACTAAAGCTACCCCACTCGCCAAAGCTACCCCACTCGCCAAAGCTACCCCACCTACCAAAGCAACCCCACCTACCAAAGCTACCCCAACAACTAAAAAAACTGCAAATATTATGGATTATTTTACTGCTAATGAAGAATCCAAAGATTCAAAAAACTCTCAATCATCACAGGCGTCATCCCAAGAATCATCACAGGCGTCATCCCACGCAAAAAAAGAACTAGAGGAACATAGAAAATTATTTTATATATATCATAATTTAAATGATGTTATTTCAAATGATACATATGATTTTAATGATGTAATTTCTAAAAAATATAATTCAATTAATTTACATAATATATTAAATGATATAAAAGATTTGCCGGTAGCATTTCAACGTTCTACTGCATATACTAAATGGCATAAAGCAGTATCTGAAAAATTATTTGGTATTCCAAATGATCGCATATGTTGTAAAAAATGCGCGTTTTTCGTTAAAAAATTCAGCGATAAATGCAAAAATAATAAATCTGAATATATTGAGGATTTTATAAGTGCAACTGAAAACTTAGATTTTGATATGGTTTTATGTAGTTTAACTGCTTTTTCTATAAATGGCAAATCTACATTCAATAGTATTCCTATTCTGGATAACTCAAAAATATATAATAATGAAACTCTTGAAACTTTGCGAACTATAATAAAAAATAGTTATGAAATAAAATTAATACTTTCTAAACAAGATGTGCTAGAGTTAAATTCAATAAATAAGGATTTGGGAGAAGAAGGCGGAGAAGCTAATGAAAAAACAACAAAATATATAACATTGAGTCAAATGTTTGGACATTATATGAGTCATATAATAACATCTAGTTATTTAGAAGTTGATTATGGTTATGCATTAACAGCTCATAAATCACAAGGAAGCACATATGACAATGTTTATTTGGAATATAATAATATTTTACTAAATTCTAGAGAAAATGAGAGAAATAAATTGCTTTATACATCTATTACTAGAGGTGCAAATAAGCTACATATTTACTATTAAGATAAGATACATGCACAAAAAATTAGCCAAAAAAAACAATAAATATTACCAAAATAAAAAATTGATTTTTTTTTTTAATTATTCAGATAAATAATAAAAATTAGCTTTAGAATCTAACCCTAATCCTAATAATCCTAACCCTAAAAATGTTTAATTCAATATATGCATATGCAAGTTCATTTAATGAGCCAGTAAAATATGTTACTAATATATTTGATAATGTACCTACTATGGATACAATATTAACAAGTATTAAAGATACTTATGATAATACACTACAAAATTTTTCAGATGAATCTACATCTAGTACATCTAGTACATCTAATACATATTATAATACTATTTATACAAAACTAAGAATTAATGATTCAACAAACTATATTATTGATATGCTAGGAAATGTATATATACCTATACCAAATATAAATACTATATTGTCAAGTATTAATGATAGTTATAATAATATTCATATTTTTAAAGAAGAAGAAGAAGTAGTCATTCCGATTCCAGAACCTACACAATCTAATGAATATTATGATATTTTATATTATACATTTATTAGTATTACTATTATACTAATTACAATTTTACCAATAATAAGTTTATATATTCAATTCCAATATTTTAATCAACTGCAAAACAAAGTAAATGGCGACATTGGTGCTAGTCCCAATGATTCCAATGATACCAGTAGTAACAGTGATTCCAATGATTCCAATGATTCCAATGATTGCAATAATTCGACAGAATCTACAATTTATTCTACTGATAATACATTATATATTGATAGTATTTCAGAAATTAAAACTCAAACTAATAAAGTAAATACAATAAATACAATAGATAAATATAATAATTATAAAATATTTATCCGTATTAAATTGAAAAATGATTTATTGATGAAAAAAACCAAATATCAATTAAATAATATACATACTATTCAAAATAATTTAATTACAAACAATATGTATATGATATGCAATGTGCATTGTAATACTGATTTTCCAAATTTTGAAACATTAGTAATTTCATATTTGAATTATCTAAATAATGTTTCAAATGAAGATTATAAAAATGAAGATTTTATTATTCTAGCGATAGGTAAAATGGATGATAAACTTAATGAATTATATAATAATTTTAATAATATAGATTATGAATTATCAAATATTAAAGAAATTATTTATAATATTACAAATAATAAGTATTACAAATATATGTTAACATTACCAGTTTATGATGTATATAATATGATTCTAGATTCATATAATGAAATATATTTTGAAACAAAAAATTATTCAATTGATGAATCAAATAATGAAAAATGGAAAAATATACCATTGGATAGAATAGCTAATTGGTAAAAAATAAAAAAATAAAAAAATAAAAAAATTAAAAAATTAAAAAAATTTTATTCATATTTTATTTATATTTTATTCATATTTTATTCATATTTTATTCATATTTTATTCATATTTTATTCATATTTTATTCATATTTTATTCATATTTTATTCATATTTTTAATTTTTTTTATATAAATATTTTCTGTATATTCGTTTATATATATATATATATACCGCTATAAATATAAAAAACTAAACATATATTTATTATGGAAAAAACTATTATAAATTATAATAATGAAACTACAGAAATTTATGTATATTCAATTCATACAGATTATATAAGCAAAATGATAAAATATAATAAAAATTTTTATGAACATGAATTCTTAACATTTTTACGAACTAATTTTCTTAATCAAAAAAATATAATAGATATTGGTGCAAATATAGGCAATCATTCTCTGTTTTTTGCAAAATATATGAATTGTAATAAAATATTCTCTTTTGAACCATTTAGTAAAAATATAGAATTATTTAGACATAATTTAATGAATTATAAAGATAAATGTATTTTATATGAAACTGCATTAAGTGATAAAGATGGTAAAATGATATTATACAATAGTGAACAGAATAATTTTGGTGGTTTATCTCTACATAAACAAGCAAAAAGTTTTGAAATTTTGAAAGAAATTGATGTTGTAAAACTAGATAATTTTAACTTATCTGATATAAGTCTTATAAAAATTGATGTTGAAAATCACGAGAATGAAGTATTACAAGGTAGTAAACAAACTATATTAAATAATAAACCAATAATAGTATTGGAAAATAGTTATTATTATTTTAGTCATATATTTCCAAATCCAGAACCACATAAAGTCATTTTAGAAGAATTAGGCTATACTAAATTATATTCTAATGTTTGTAAAAGTTCTATGGATATTTGGATTCCAAAAATATAAATAAATTATAAAATTGAAAAATATAAACATAAAATATAAATATAAAATATAAACATAAAATATAACTATCTATACATATCTATATACATATCTATATACCTATCTATATACCTATCTATATAACTATCTATAAACCTGAAATGAAATCATTTTTTGATAAAGCAATTTTACTTATTAATGAATTAATTACTATAAGAAATAATCAAATTACTATATATAATGAAATCGGTAATACTAAAGAAGCTACAGGGCTATTATTTAAAATTAAAAATTATAAAAAATGGATTGAAATATTAAAAGACCATATTAAATTAAATACAAGTTTTAAAACTATAAATGATATAAAAGAGATTAAATTTACTCCAAAATTAGAGTTAAAATTAATTGAACTATTTGAAACTGATAATATTAAAGATATTGATGATGCAAAAGTAGAATTAAAGACCCTTGAGGCTAAATTAGCAGATGCACCATCCTCCGCACCATCCTCCACAGAATTCCAAAAATCTCCAGACACATCCGGTTCAGTAGATACTAGTAAAATTGAGTCACAACCAAAGCAACTTATTGATAAAAAGAGACCAAAGGATAAAAAAGGAGGAGATATATATGACCTTTTATATGTTCATGAAATCGGCGAGGTAAATGCAAAAAAACTTGTGGAAGATGGAGTAACACTAAATGGTCTTTTAGAAGAATGGGACAAATGGAGTTTATCAAATCCAGAAAATTCTGTATTATTAACATCAAAAATGCAAAAGCCAAATGAATATTCTACAACACAATGGAAATCATTAGACGATGAACAAAAAGATAAAGTCCAGAAAAGTATATTAGTAAAAAAATTAAATACCGAAACAAAGCTACTAAAAAAAATTCATTTTGCATCACTTATAAGTATTAAACATTTTCATAATATGAGTTTGAAAATACCTAGAGAAGAAATAGATAAGGCAAATACAATATTGCAAAAAATTGGTAAACATATGAATAAAGATATTAAAGTAGTTTTATGTGGTTCATACAGAAGGGGACGCGATAAATCTGGTGATATAGATTGTTTAATATTGCATCCAGATATTAAAACACAGGATGATTTAGATAATAGTAATGCAAATATACTTGCAAATTTTGTAAAATTATTAATAGATACAAATTTTATAGTAGATCAATTAAGTATGGGGATTAAAAAATTTATGGGATTTTGTATTGTTCCAAAGGCAAAAAGTTCTAAAGAAGTGCCAGTATCTAGACGTATAGATATTCGCTTTGTACCTTATAATAGTTTCGGTTCTGCACTAATATATTTTACTGGAAGTAAGAATTTTAATACTACTATAAGAACTATTGCATTAAATAAAGGTTATAGTTTAAGTGAATTTGGTTTTAAAAGTAAAAAAGATAATAGTTTAATAACATTTGCTACTGAAGAAGAAGTATTTAAATTTTTAGATTATCCATATAAAACTCCAAAAGAAAGGGATATTTAAGAAAACTATGCAAATACCCTAACCACCCGAACCACCAGAACCAATTATAAATAATATTTATTATTTTTTATATTTTGATATTTAAGAAATTCTTTATATGAAACGGCATTTGTTTTATTTACAATTTCTAGATATCTCAATATATATATACTAGTTAATACTTTTAAAATTTTATCTTTATTTTCAATTCTTTTATTTTTTAAACTATTTATTGTATCTGATATAGAGTTTAAATCAACAGTATCAAGTTTAACAGATAAAGCCTCTAAATCACCTAAATTTCTTCGTGCTTCGGAATCAGTAATAGTAATATTATCATTGTCAAATTTTTCTCTAATATTTGTTTTAGAATTTTCTATAAGTTCTATTAGCATTAAAATATTATATTTAATATTATTTTTTATATCAATAGAATTACTGTTTTCATTACTATAATTTTCATCATTACCATCATTTTCATCAAATGCAAAATCTTTAGACTTATAAACATATACTTGCATAAAACAAAATATTAATAATATTATAAATATAATTAATAATAATGTTAATGATTTATTTAAAGAAATAGCCATATTATATATTAAATATTTTATCTTTTTTATCAAAAAAATAGATATATAATCATATATTATTATTATATCATATTTATATTTTGCTATAAATATGATATAATAATAATAATAATATTATAATAATATTTTTTGGCATTTTTCGAAAAACTAACAAAAATTGAATTTATTTTGTTAAATAATATAAAGTGTTTTAAAAAAACACTACAGTTAGATAATAAATATTAATCTAATATGTATAATCAGAATTTTATGGTAGTTGTAAAACTATTACATAATTGTAATGATTGTGGTAAATTATAAAAAATAATATAATTAATATTTCAATTAATAAATAATTAATAAGTTATATTTTGTATTAAATTAATTAAGCTTTAAAGTTTTTAAGGTTTAATATTTATATGAGATATGTGTCTTCAGCTAATTAATTTATTGTATTACTTGATTTATATTTAAATATGATAATCAAAAATTAACATATTTAAATATAAACATTCCTTATATTATTTGTCATCAATAGAATATTTTACAATATTTTATTAATACATATAATTTTTCCAAATTTTTTTTATCTAAATCAAAATTTGTAAATTGGCATAACCTTGTTATTGCTAATAGAATCTAATTGCTTACCATTTACATTATTTACTTGATTGGTACATTCTTCTAATTCTTGACCATATTTTCCAACAGAACAAATTGCATTTTTATTTTTAACTCCAGTTTTATTATTTTCCCACGAAGAATGACAAGTTTTACAATTATCATTGTATGTATTTTCACGTAATGATAACCATCTATTATCTAAAAACTCTCGCTTTGGAGTTTTAAATAAATTTATATTATTATCCTTGTCGCCCCTATCACCCCTATCACCCTTGTCTCCCCTATCGCCCTTGTCGCCCCTATTGCCCCTATCATTATCATGATAATAATCCATTTTGCAATCTAGTTTCTGTATATTTTTATATTGCGGTGCACCATATAATTGATTTAGTTGGTCATCTGCAAATTTAGAATCAGTTATACTAATAGAAGGTATTCCAGAACTATATGCACTATTTAAATCATTGATACCATCTTTTACATATGGTTCTGGAATATAATTTATTGTAATATCTTTTGGAACAAATGTAATCATATCTAGTTGTTCTTGAACCATAGATTCCTCGGTTTGTCTATCTTTTGCATTATTCAATGCAATATTCATATTAATATTATTTTGTTTTGTAATATCTCTGGATTCATTTACAATACTAATAAATGTTGAAATTGTATTAGATTTATTTAAATTATAGTATATATAAATATAAAGTATTGATATAAATAATAATGTTTGATAACAATTATTCCATATAAACCAGTCTAGAATAATACATATTATAAATATTAAATAAATAAAGCTAATATGGGTATTTATATGTCTAAAAGATATACTATTGAATATATAGTAGAATATTATAAGAATTATAGATTGATATAATAATTGATTTATTGGTTTTATTGCATTTGAAGTATTAGTTAAAAAAATATTAAATTCTTTTTGTGTCATCATCATTTATCTATTTATCTATATATCTTGCATCTATTATTATTATTAGACAAAAAAACTAAAATATGAAAAACTAAAACATCAAAAACTAAAACATCAAAAACTAAAACATGAAAAACTACTTATAATAAATTCGAATTATCTAAATAATTTGGTCTAATTTCTGGAACTGATAAGCCCGGAATAAGTGTTTGTAAATCTATAAGGTCTTGTATTATTACTGTTAATTCTTTTTGCTTAAAAAAATCATATAAATCATCATATGAAGATGTATCAGTTGGCATACTTTTTATATATTTGTCTGTATTTTTCAAAATATCAATACCTCTTAATATAATCATATCCAAAATTTTATCATCATTTGTTAATTTACCAGCAAGTGGATAATTAAGAAGTCTATTATGTTCTTTAGGAATTCTAAGATAACTCATAAATTCATTTATTTCACTAGATGATGAACCCATTTCAACTATATTTAAATACTTAGTAATTATACGATAAACATAATATGCTAAATATTGTTTTGATATTGTTTTAATATGCATAAATGTTTTTGATTCATCGTTATTATTAATGAGTGTATAAATAGAATATATATCATTTGTAAATGTTTCCATCTCTAGATAGTAATCATATATTATTATATAATAATATATTTAAAAAAAAACAAAATTTAAATCAAATAAGTTTTCTTACAAATATTTACCATCTTTTATAAAATGATAACATAATTCTTTCTTTGGACTTTCTAAATAATCACCATGTATTAAATGTTTACTGTGCATTTTACAATATTTACCATTTTGAATTTTATTATTACAACATCTTTTTCCAATAACATATTTATTATTAAAATCTTTTATATCTAAATCAATAAAATCTACAACTTTAAATTTATCATTAATATCATTGAGCTTTTTCATATTCTGTTTACTAAATATATAATCTGACCATACTCGTCCAGAACATTGCGTATTAGATTGCGTATTAGATTGTGTATTAGATTGTGTATTAGATTGTGTATTAGATTGTGTATTGGTTTTTATTTTGATTTCTTTGACAGTATTTTCAGTTTTCGTTTTCCAAACTATATGCTTTTTTATATAAATAATTTCTTTATCAATATGTTCTTTTTTAAATTTATCAGGATAATTAACATTTATTATTTCTAATAAATTTTGTATTCTGGAATCAATAATATTTTTTAATATTTCTTGCATTTTTAATTTTATATAAATATAAAAAAATAAAATGATTCAATTTTTTTATATATCTAGAATAATAATTATCTAATTATAAATTAAAATAACAAATTTATAAAACTATAAACTATAAACTATAACTAAATTTATATTTATATTACAATTTATATAATCTAATAAATATTATAAATGATTCGTCCTATTCGTGCAAAAGTATCTAAACGTCGTTCTAGACATAAGAAGCTTTCAAAATCAAATAAAAAGGCTAAACACAGAGGTGGAGCTGTTTATAGTTTTGATTTAAATGAGAAAATTGGAGGACTACCAGCTCGTATTACTCTTAATGGAACTCAAGATGGTGATTGTCCAAAAAGTGATGTATTTGACCTCGGCTTTTCAAATTATGGTTTAATAAAAGGAGGTTCAAAGAAAAAGCAAAACTCAAAGAAATCAAATAAATCAAAGAAATCAAAGAAAACAAGAAAATCTAAACTTAGAAAATAAATATTTCCATTATTTCCATTATTTCCATTATTTCCATTTCGTTTTTTTTTAAATTATAGATTATTTAATAAATATAAGATATTCTAAGTTAAATTTTTTTAAATTATTTTGAATATACATACTTATAAACAAATACTTATAAACAAATACATATAAATAAAATGGAAGAAGGTAGCGTAACAGTTTTAGTAGATGCTAAAGAAGAATATACTAAGCAACTAATTAGTATATTAAAAACTTGCATATATCAAGGTATTAAAAGTATATATATGGATGCAAAAGATATTTGCAATCAAGACAATACTCCAGATAACGTTCTTATGGTATTTCAAGATTTATTAAGTCGTATTCCAAAATGGTCTCAAGATATTATAAATAAAGAATACGAAAGAATTTCCAATGTAAGTAAATGCGATTACATTGAGGATTTGCTTAAAGTTATTTATGTTAGTCATATTAAAATCTTAACAATTGTTCATAGTGCTCAAAAAAATAAAAAAATAAGTCTAAAAGTTCCAAGTGGTAGTCATTTTATACATTTGTGTTATGTTGAATGTGCACGTGAATTTTGGAAAGACCCCTATTATTTTAGCGACAGAGTAACCAAATATGAACATCAAAAAAATATGAGGGACAGCGAAACAATGATTACCGAATGTATTATGGAAACTATTCGCAAACAATTGCCAGTTAGGCACATTCTAAAAGAATTTTTAAATGAACCCGACGAAGAAATTGAGGAGGAAGAAGAAGATATTAAAGAACCGTCTAAGAAAAAGTATCTGAAAAAATTAGAGTCAGTTGTTAAAAAAGAATTGAAAACATCAACTAAACTTGGCGAACAAGGAGAAATAAACATAGAATTAATAAGACAAGTAATCAGAGAAGAAATGGCATCTAGACCAAATACAGATACAATTAAAAAAGAACTTGTTGATACAGTAGTTGAAAAAATAGTAGAAAAACAAGAATCGGAGGCAAAATTACCTATTATAGAAACACTAGTCGAAGAGGCAAAATTACCTATTATAGAAACACTAGTCGAAGAGGCAAAATTACCTATTATAGAAACACTAGCCGAAGAGGCAAAATTACCTATTATAGAAACACTAGCCGAAGAGGCAAAATTACCCATTGTTGCCGAAGAGGCAAAACCAGTAGTATCCCAATCAACTTTAGAAAAATTATTATCAAATGATTCTCCAGATGATATTGATAATGATATTGATGTAACTGATGATGCCACCGTTGATATCACTAATAATAAAAAGCCAAATCTCGTTATTAACAATATTGATGAAATTAATCTTAATTTAGATGAATTGGATGATGATTTAGATAATAATATTGATGTTAATATCGATATCAATAATTCATTAGAAAATCAATCAGATAATGAAATAGATTTAGATGAAATGCAATCAGTTGATTTAAAAACAAAAAAAAAAGCAGATCCAAATACTAAATTTATATTTTTTAAAGATGTTGAATAAAAATGAAAAAAAATAATTAAACTATTCAAGCATCCATTCAAGCATCCATTCAAGCATCCATTCAGACATTCGTATTAGTAGGTTTAATTATAATAAAAGAACAAACCAGATTTTCACTAATTTTCAAAACTGCTCCATCATTGCCACAATTACCACAATAATTAGGAGCACTAAAAACAGTAATCATCTTATCATTTCCAAAAAACTTATAACCATCAGAAACTAATTGATGAGCCCTGCATAATAATTGCAATTTATTATTTTTTAAAAACGTATTTATTGCCATACTATTATAAGTATATGAAACACCCCTTGAATTTTGCCCCCATTTAACATTTGAATTACTAGGGTCGGACCACATCAAATCGCACAATAAACCTTTATCCGGAATTTTGCCATATCTATTTAATATTTTTATATCATTTAATGTTTTTAACTCTGGAGAAATCCCTCCATGAACACAAAAAATTTTACTATTTATAATTGCACACAAGGGTAATACACATAAAACCTCGTTAATTTTATTAAAAACCAGTCTGGCATCATTACCAAAACGCGTTTCGCATTCTGCCAATAAACCATAAAGCGAATTTACCTCAGGACACTCATGATTGCCTCGTAATAATTGTATATTATTGGGATAAATGATTTTCATTGCAAATAATAATGCACAAACCTCAATACTATTATTACCACGGTCAACATAATCGCCCAGAAATAGAAATTTTTGATTTGGTGGCAATCCTGTCATTTCGAGAAAATGAATCATATCTGCAAATTGCCCGTGTATATCTCCAAAAACATTTATAGGGGATTCTAATTCCAAAATATTGGGTTCATTTTTTAATATCGGTTTAACTAAATCGCAAAGTTTAATAATAACACGTGCATTTATATTAAAACGAAAAGGTGTATCAGTATTAATTGTATTTTGTTTTGTAAATAATTCCATTTGTTTATTAAATGTTAATAAATGATTTATAAATTTAATAAAATTTGCAATATTTTCACTATTTGCAATATTTTCATTATTTTCATTATTATTCATATTAAAATAATTAACATTAAAACTAGATAATAAAAATATTTTATTTGTATATAATAAACCTATCACTAAATAATAAACCTATCATAAAATTATAATTAAATTATCATAAAATTATAATTAAAATATCATAAAATTATAATTAAATTATCATAAAATTATAATTAAAATATCATAAAATTATAATTAAATTATCATAAAATTATAATTAAAATATCATAAAATTATAATTAAATTATCATAAAATTATATCTAGTAATATTAGTAGAATAAATATAAATAATTACAATAACTAATCATGAAACAAAACACAATCTGTTTTTTTATAGTAATTTTAATATTATTAATACTAATATATATATATTATCTAGAAAATAATTATTCTAGAACAACAAAAATAAATGCCAAATTTTATGTAGATGCCGATGCTAATGCATTTAAAACTACAAATGCCAAATATTCGCAAATGGTAGAAGATATTCAAAAAGATACTATCAGAAAAATTAATCAAGCAGTAGAACAAGGCTATGCAGAAGGATTTCAGGCAATGAATAATGAAGAATTAGATTCCACAGATACCGCAGATAATTCCGCAGATGATTCCGCAGATAATTTCGCAGATATGGACGACTATATGGGCAACGATATTACTTATAGTAGCGAATATGATGTAAAAACATTCAAAAATAGTAGTCGCAAATATAAACAACAAAATAAAAATAAAAATAATAATGATAATATAATATCTTATCTCAATAAGGGTAATTCTGTGCGAATAATGCTATTTTATAAAGCATCTTGTCCATATTGCACCGAATTTATGCCTGTATGGTATAAAATTGTTAATAATTTAGCTAATAATGTTATGTATGAAGAAATAGAATGCGAAAAAGATTATAAAAAGGCAAATGAATATCAAATTACAAGTGTACCAACAATAATTTTACTCGTCAATAATGAAAAAAAAATGTATATGGGTGATAGAAATTATGAAGACATTATGCGATTTTTAAAATATAATGGGGTAAATTTAATAGAACGTACATTTGAAGAATTTGATACAACTGATTATAGCGAATCGCAAACTGATAGTAAAAAAACAAATAAAAGTAAATGCCCAACTGTTTCATTTGATTCGCAATTAGATATTGCACAAGATAAATATATGTTCCAAATATTTAATGCTGATGGGCAATATGGTTATGCAGTTGGTGGTAATAATGATGGCAAATTGTTGACACCATTCACCGCTGCATATTCAACAGTTGATTCTTATTTAACAAGTTTACCAGAGGGGGCAAATATTAGCGAATGTGCAAATACTTATTCTAGTGAAATAAGAGGTTTTGGTTTATGTGATAAGGAAAAATTGGATAATATATTACAGTATCAAAACAATGTTAAAAATGGTAGTGCAAAACTGAAATTCGATGGAACTGATTATAGTTCTAATAAAAAAGTTATAACTGCTATTAAAAATGTGTGTGGCTTGTAGAGTGCATCTTGCAGAGTGCATCTTACAGAGTGAATCTTGCACATCATAATTCTAATAGATGATAACGTAGAAACAAATTACCCATTAGCAAGTTTTCACTATTCATTTGCCGTAATATACTTAATTTATTAATTTTACTATTTGTTAAATAATCATAGAGACCACTAAAATAAAGCCAAGCCACAAAGTTCAAATAACCTTCGGTAATAGTAAATTCTTTATCACCAATGGTTAAATCGATTAAGTCTTCATTGGCAAAATTGGATTCTAATTTTTTATATTCTTTGTAGCTATTATATGTTTGGTCGGTCTTTGTGCAAAAATTACCTTTGATTTTAAATATATAATAGAGAACCAAACTTCTCTCAAGTGTTTTCAAAGACAACATATTGGAAATTATTTCTTGTTTTTGATTTATTAAATCCGATTCTAATGAATCATCGGATAATTTAGAGGATATAGATTTTACTAAATCCTCCTCGGAATCATCCTGTTCTGATTCATCCTGTAAAAATTGTGTTTTAAGATTTCCGAAATCCTCTTGATAAGTATAAGCATAATCGTTTTCTTTTTCTTGTTGTCTTATATATGATATGAATTTATAATAAACATATGAAACTGCACCGTAAAAAAATATTAATGGCACATAAGTTAATGAATTTGCTGAATTTAAATTTTGGTCTAGATATATATTATTACATTGAGCCATTTTTTTAGTTGTAATTTTGAATTATTTTTATTTTATTATTTAATATTAATATTTTACAAATATAACTAATACGCATATTGCAAAATTATATATAAATATATAAATATATAGATATATATATTGCAAAAAATATATTACTTATAATTAATTAGTAAATTAGTAAATTAGTAAATTAGTAATTTTAAAAAATAAATAAAATGAATTATATAAATAAGGATATAGAATTAATAGAACCATTTGATGGCGTAAGAAAAAGTAATGCTAGAAAGATATTTGGTATATTATTAATAATTATAATTGTAGATTTAATTGTATCATAGATAAATTAGATAAATCATTGTTTTCGCTTAGATAAAGTTTTTTTCGAAATGTGTTTTTTGGTTAATTTTTTATGTTTTGTATTTGTTTTACTACCACCACCTGCTGTAGGTTCAGTTAAAGCGTTTTTAAATTTGTCGGTATAATCATAAATATTATTATTACCATTAAATAGGCTTACCATTATTTTAGTTTTATCATCAAACATAATATCAGGATTTGTTATTTTTTGTTTATTATTATCGGTCATTGTAAAAATTAGCAAATTTTTATCATCAATTTTAAGGTCAGTAATAGGAATATTATTTAATGTTCCTGATGTTTTGTCTTTTATTTTTAGGTTAAAATATATTGGATGTCCTAATGATATAATAGGTTTCAAAGTGTCATTATTCGTAATAGCAACTGGATAAACAATATCTTCGTTTTTGAATGAATTTTCCAGAGGATTAATAAATACGATGTATCCAGATAAAAAATTTCCTGCTAATTCTTTTGTTTTACAAAATAAAATATATGTATTGTTAGTTAAAAATTTATTATCCAGATTATGAACACTAAACTGTCCTAAAATAACATCTGTATGTGTTGTTATTGGAGTTTTTAAATCTTGATAGTTCAAAACATTTATAAAATTTGTTCCATCTTTATTTATATTATAATAATTTAATTTATAATATTTATGTTTTTTTGTATTATTAAAAAAATTATCTATAATCATTAAGCCAAAATCTACATCTCCAAATTTTGCCTTAAAAAATGTTTCATAAGTATCTTCCTCCTTTTTCTTCTCTTCAATATTAAAATATTGAACAACATTAGTATTAAAATTTTTATCATCCATACCCACAAAAACTAAATCTACATCATTATGTTCTTTAAATACATCATAAATAATTTGTGCAATTTCTGCAAAATTATCATTTAAAGGACTAACCATTTCATATATTGGCAAAATAATAGTTGTTTTTGTTTGAGCTTTACCCAATATAGCATCTAACATTGACCTAAATCCATTTGGTTTTAAAGTTGAACCAGCATTATTAATATATGTACTTTCAAATACAGTAAATACTGATATTGTAGGATTAGTAATACCACCACTTTCTTCATTTTTAGGTTTATTTCCATACCTAAAAACATTTATCCCTTCCGTAAAAACTACAAAAGTTGATTCAACATTTGATGCTTTTAGTTTATCTTTATCTGCATCTTTATATGTTTCTTTTATTTTATCTAAATCATAACCATTCTTTCCCTCTCCTTCTTCCGCTAATGTTTTCAATGATTCATATAATTGTGGACAACATCGCATTAATTCTGTAGATATTAAATTATTACCTTGTTCAACATTTTTTTCATTACGATAATTAAAAACTTCTCTATTCACGACAAATATAGTATTGTCTGTAGTAGGTTTATTAGCCTCTAGAGCATCTGCCAAAGTAGGGAAAGTTGTAATAGATAGTCTATCATTTTCTGCTGGTTGGGCAACTGCAGGGACAACTACAGCAGGGTCAGGTTCAGTAAGTAATAAAATTTCATTTTTTTTAGCACAACAATTTTCTTTAATTAGAAAAGCTTTATTATAAACAATAATATCATTTTCTGTGATATCAGTATTATTATACAAATAAACAGTAATATGTAAGTTATTTTGTTGCTCTTTCAATTTTTTAAATATCTTATAAATTTTTGATAAATAAACTGCAAAATATTTTTCGTTAGGTACATATACTACATCTATTATTTTACCAGTTTTATCTTTTTCGTGGTAAGTTTTATACTCTTTAAATCCATATAAACTAGACGAAATTAATGGTATTCTTAAGTCAATAGGGTCAGTGGCAGTTGTAAATAAATTTTTGACTACAACCTCTAATTCTGATAATGTTTGCTCTAATTCTGTATCAAAAATCTTTTTATCAGTAAATGTTTTTAGATCATTACCATTTGGTCCAATTGCGTGTATTATAGTTTTAATTGGTTTAGTATTACATATTATGTTTGTCATATCAATAGCAGTTCCATCTTTATTAATTCCTGCATCAGAAATTAAAAATACATTACCTTTACCAATATTAGATAATGTATTATGTTGTAACTCTGCTAACTTATTATTATCTATAGTACAATTGTTATATATAGCACCAGATATTCCACCACTACCGCCAAAACCAGTTGAGACACCTTCAAATGCCGTTCCTGCAGCGTCAACAATTACCGATTGTGCAGTTAAATCATTAAATATATCAACTTTAACCTCAAAAACATCTCTATAGTGTGATATTTGGTTAGGTTCAGCAGGCTCTTCAGGTGGTGCAACACTAGCAAATTTAGCCTCACACTCAATACCATTTAAGTAATGAACCAATAAATTCATTATTTGCGAATGCTTTTTAACTAGTTTGGCTAAGTCACCCAATTCATTATCTTTATTAGCCAACAAAAAATTAACAAATGCTGCCTTTTTGTCAAGTTTATCAAACATTTGTTTCACGGCTGTGACATTTTCTGGTGATAATGGGTCAATTGGTGCTATGGGTGTTTCTACTATAGTTTTAATTTTCTCTAAAATCTCTTCAACTCCATCCTTATCAATAGATTCACCACCAACGGGACCACCACTTCTACCACTTCCAATAGTAAATTTATTGTCATCCAAAGTTTTTAGTTTCGTATCAAAAGTTTCTTTTATTTTAGGCGTATATTTTTTCTTATCTGGTACGGCGAATAATATTTTGTCATAGACAATAGGATTCTTAGATGCATTAAAACCATTTACAATACAATCTAAAACAAATTTTATATACTCATCTTTGTTAGTTAAACTATCTGTAAAATTTTCATTAAATATACCAGTTCCAATAATTAGTGTTTTCTTTGGTGTTGCTGGTGCTGGTGCTGGTGGTGGGTAACTGTATGTTGCTGGTGCTGTTGCTGTTACAGGGTTGATTTCTAATAATTTTGTAAATCTTGCCGCTAAATTATTATTAAATACTTTTATAATATTCTGATTCGGAGTAGTATCAGCTTTTCTTTTTTCTGGTACAAACATCGAAATAATAGATGCAGTAGGTTGTTCTGTATTAGGTATGTTTTCATATGGCTTATCAGCATCACATCCATCATATCTATGAAATGTTATATTAGGTGTTAATAAAAATTTGCAATTAATTAAATCTAATGATGTACCATTAGAAATTTCATACTTATTTTTATCCTTAACACTTAATTTTTTACCATTACTAATATCAGAAATATCTAAATTTTGTATAGTTTTCAAACTCTTATAAAAATTACTCGTTCGGCATAATTCTTCTTCTTCGCCCATAAAACCATTTTCAACTTCCCCTCCAACTTTTTCATTATGTGCAAAATTTAGTATATATACATCATTTGACGGATTACTGTTTTTTTCTTGCATTAATAATCCATTAATTGTTTTATCAGATATTTCTATTGAGGGTAGTTTTGATGATGCAGGGGGTGATAATGCACCACCAACAATAACCTTTTGAATTTCTGTGTTATCCATAGCAGTAGATATAGATGCAATAATTGAACCAACACCATTATCTTCTTCAAGATTAAATATTCTTATTAATCTTTTGTATTTGTCTTTATTTGTATTAGGTGTAGAATCATCTGCACCGTATTCTAATGCAGTTTTAATTTCTGCTTTAGTAATTAGTTTACTATTTTGTTTTAAATTTTTAATACTTGCAAATAATGCTTTATAATCTGAACCTTTATATTCTGTAACTAATTTGTCAATCTCGGCAAAAAATTCTGGTGGTGGTGGTGCTGGTGGTGGTGGTGGCGGTCCTCCATTCAATACATTTAATGCAGTTTGATAATCTTTTAACAATGCTTCAAACTTTGGTTTTAAAGCTGAAAACTTTGGACTAGTGTCACATTCAGTAATAATAGGTATTATTATATCAATTACAGATCTTAATGAAACTATCTTTAAATTTTTATCACTATTAGCGTTTATAGTAATTAGCATCTTTGTATAGGTAGTAAGTAAATCATTTAATTCAGCTAATCTAATAGCATCAGGATCAGGTGGCACAATTATAGGACTCCTAGGACCCAACGCCGGTGCAGTAGCAACAAATCCTTTACAATTTCCTGCATTTATCATCAAAAAATTTCTCTGTAATTCAAGAATATCTTGCTTAATTTTTTCCCCCAATATTTTATTATCACTAATAGTGCCAAGGTATTGATTGATATTAGTAATATAAGGGTTTGGACGTGTAATAAAATTTTTATTATCATCATGGTTTATACCTTTTGTATCATCATATTTAATACATTTAAACAATTGCTCAATCAATTTATAAGCAACATATGCCTCAACAGTTTTTAATTCTAGAATAGTTGATTTAACAGTTTTGCTAGGCTCTGGAATAAATTTTTCTGGTTTAAGCTCATCAACATCTGCATCTTTAATAAACCCTGCATTTATCAATGCTAATAATATTTCATTTTTACCACCCCCATTACGCCACAACGTGAATATGACTTTTGCCAAAGTTTTATATATTTCGCTTTTAATAGCACTTTTTTCCGATTCCACAATAGGTTTTTCCATTTGTAAAACAGCTGTATCAATATCATAAATTTGTTTTTCAATAAATTTTAGTTTTAACATAATTAAAATAAATTCGAATAGATTACTAATTAATGCGGGAGCTAGAGCTGGGTCGGAAAGATTTTTAAGATTTTTAACACCTGTGCTATTATCTATATTAGTTTCAACTAATTTATATAATAAACCTCTATTTAATATTTTTGAACCAATTTCCTCTTGTGCATCTTGTGTATAGTTAGAAGGAGTATCAACACCTTTATTGAAACCTGCATCTTGTAATAATTCTTTGAGCCTCTTTTCTAAGTTTGGAATAACTTTTTTCAAATAAAAATTTTGGCAAAAATCTTGAGCTAGTTTGACATGATTTTTGGCACTTATTATATCATAATCTATACCTGCATCTGAACTATGTGGAGTTTTAGTATTAATAGCCTCAATACTTGATATTGTTTTCAATTCATCACTAGGTATTAGAAACATTCGCAAAATTGTATGCCGAATTAATTCCGATTTAATTTTAATATTTTCCGTCTCTTTAGGGTCATCGGGCTTTTGTAATGCATCTCTTTTCATAAGTTTTTGTATATTTTCTACATTCAAAAAATTAATTACATTTTCTGCCGAATGAGTTGCAACACGTGATAATTGATTTTCACTATAATATACGGCATTGCGTGAATTTGGACTTGAGTCTGATGCCCGATTATAAAATCCACCCAATTGATACAAAAATACATCAATAAACGCCGGATAATTCATAGAATAGAAATCGATAAGTTTTGGGTCAGATTTATCTCGAATATTAAATGGATTTTGCGCATTTTCAAAACTAAAACACCCAAGATCGCGTTTTAAGTATGCTTTATAACCATATGTAAATTGCGACATTAATCTGTCAATCATTCGAATTATTTTTGACATCTCATCTTTGGTATATAATTTAACGTTAGTATATTTTCTACCTTTTATTTGTGTATAGGAATCTTGTTCTCCTAAATCGGTACTACTTATACTTGATGCATCCACGTATGCAGATATAGGTAAACTACCATTATATTTATCTATGTCTATGCCTATAGGTGTACCAGTACCAGTACTAGTACCAGTACCAGCTGTATTATAGTCAGTTAATCCTTGACTAGAAAATATATAATTGGAAATTAGACCTGTATCTTTATTAGTTTCAGGTATAGATGATGATGATGGATCTGGATATGTATTTACCAAATTAGGTATTTTATCCATACCATTGGTATAAAAAATTGTTAAATCATTTTCTAAAGTAGCATCAGCTACAATACTGGTTCCACTACTAGTAGAATTACCAATTTGTTTTTTATATAAATCTACCAAAGTAGGTCTTTTAAGATAATTTAATCGTTCCTTAGTTCCGCCAAAATCTCCGCATAATATACTTGCACTTGCGCTATATTTGACTAATGTATAAAACATTTCCTCGATTTGTTTTGTTCGCAGCTGAGTGGAATTAATTATGTCTAGATGCAAAAGGTCTTCAAGTCTGGAGCCAATTAATTCTACGTTTACAAGGGTGAAACCTTTTTTACCACCACCATGAGCACCACCTGCAGCTAATTCAGTCTTTATTTCTTTTATAATTTCATTTATTTTGTCAAAATCTGAATACGTATTTATAAAAGAATTATATCTTTCTATATTAGCTTTATTTAAAGATTTTACATATAATTTAAAAGAATCTCTTTTATCAAAAACTTTTTTATATTCTTCAAGTACATTTATACATTTTAAAGAATCATCCTCAAATTTTGTAGCATCTTTATTAAATCCTATATCATTAGTTTGGTTTTCAACAAAGGTTATAAAATTATCAAATAACTTTTTATCTTCATCATTTGGAGTATACACATCAGGAACAGTTTTTAATTTTTCAGTAAAATCTTTTTCTATTTTAGCATATTCAATATCAAATAATAATTTTATTTTAGCAGTTTCTAAACATTTTTTAAATGAATCTAAACTATTATAACATGATGAAAAAGTTATTAAATTTGCAGACGTATTGTTTTTTATTGAATCATATAATGCAGTAAATTGTATTTTATCAGTGTCTAATAGTTTTAAATAACCGTCTTTGAATAAATTAAAATTAATAAAATTATTATATTTATTGTTCTTTAATTTAGTCAAAAATAATTTATTATTATCGATAGAATTATCTGCATCTATGTATTTTAAAAATTTATAATCAACAGGATCTGTAGGTAATTTATCAATATAATCATTTATGTCCTTAATAACATTATTTGCACCCAAACTAGCTTTAAAAGTTTGAATTTCTATTAATAATTGTGCAAATTTAGGATTAATAGTATTTTTAATTGTTTGTAAAGATGCTTTTGCCTTATCCAAATCAGTTGCTTGTGTTTGTAAAGCTTTAGCATCCTTTAAAATTTTATCTACTTTATCTACTAAAACTTTTAATTCACCATTTTTAACAGTATCTGTAGCATCTACAGTTATATTACCCAAATCAGTTTGTGCTTTTTCTATTGTCTTTATTTCAGCATCTATTTGAGATTGCAAACTAGGCAAATCAACAGGAGCAGGTCTCCTCAGAAGCTTTAATTTTTCCGCCTCATTAAATAAAGTTGTAATTTGTGTAAGTTTTAGTTTAATTTCAATTAAATTTGCAGTAGCTTTAATATTATCTATAGGATTCAAAAGTGCAGTAGCATCAGTGACAATAATTTGTGCTCGTGTTTTATGAGCAGTTAATGCAAGTATATTTGCATTAACTACTTGTGCATCTGTTATTCCATCTATCTTATCTTTTTCGATTTTTATTTTATCTAATTCATTTTGGATTTCCCCTTTTATTCTATTTAATTCCTCAGCAGCCAACCCCGCCACCTCAGCCAATCTCGCCACCTCAGCCAATCTCGCTGCCTCCGCAGCATCCTTCCTCGCCTTCTCCTCAGCATTCAATTCAGCCTCACGGTTTCTAAAAATATTCATCACATAATTATAACCATCAGAACCAGCATAACCAGTAGAACCAGCAAAACTATTAATTTCAGTTTCTAATTTCTTAAGTTCAGCTTGATTTGCCCCCTTAATCTTTTGAATAAGATTTCCAAACCCTTTTTGTTGTAATTCTTCCTCATAAGCTTGTGCATTTGCCTCACCTGCCTCATCAGGTGTCTCAGCAACAATAGTATTTGATGCAAGTTTAGGTGGTGTTGGATTAGCACTAAACCCAAAATTAACAGCGGCAAAACTTCTGCCAAATTTTTCCAAACTTACCCCATCTCCAATTGGCATAGTTTTCAAGGAAAAATAATTAGATTGGTCAACAGGAACAATAGAATCAGGATTATTAAATTCATTATCTATACATTGTCTACGAACATAAACAATATTATATGCTTTATAATTACCTGTAGTTTGTTTACCATTATAAGCATATGAATATGCAACTTTAACATATTTTTTTTTAAGGAATTGTTCTTCAAATGTTGTATAAGTATCAGCCCTATCACCTATATTTATTAAACCATTCTGGACACACACAACAACTGGTAATTCGTGAACATTATTATTAAAAAGTTTAGAAAACATATCATTTGTATATCTAATACTCGATTTAGATTTATTCAGTTTATCCAAATTTATATTGAATACAGAAAAATTATTTTCTATTTCACAAGTTTTAGTCACACCAGTTCCACCATATGTATATGACTTATAAAGTTGAATATATGGTATAATTGAATCACTCAAAGTTTTATCTTTATCATCAGGTTGGAACATTGTTTTAACATCTTCGCCAAAACCTTTAATCATATAAGTAAATTCATCTATGAATGTAGGATCTTTTGCTAATTCTTCCAATCTTTCCTTTTTAGCAAATATTTGCTTTTCTGATGTAAATTTTAATTTTTCTAAAAGCGTCTTTTTTTTAGGTAGCCCATGATGATGTCTAATACCATAAGCTTCGCCATTAGAAAATAATTTTGTAAATACACCAATATATTTAGTAAAATCATCTCTAAGTTTTATAAAATCACCAGCTTTCCGTTTAAATGAATCGTCAATGGCTTTTTCTTTTTTAATAGTAGAATTTTTAGCTTTTTTCCCAGCATCCAATTGGGTTTTAATTAATTTACCCGCATCATCCATTAAACTAGTGGTTTTTTGCTTTAAATTATACGAATCGCATTTAGTTTTATCAAATTTATAATAAGTTTCAGCCATTTTGCTTTCTTTGTCATCAATATTTAAATATGCGCTAAATATATCAGTTTGCAATGAATTATCGCAATTGGGATATGCTCTAATAAATTTCTTATATTGTTCTCTAAATAAATAGTAAAATTTATTAAATTTTGATTCATATTTGCGATAACGCCCCAAATCGCAAATTAAATCTTTACTTTTTCTAAATTTTCTATCTTTTATATCTTTACTAACAAATTGTCTTAATCCTTTTTTAAGCCCTGATGATACATTACATCCAGAACCTAAATCTTTATTACTATAAAATAAAGTTTGTTTTAATATTTTTTTACGTAATTTATCTTGTTTTTCTGTAATACGCTTTACAAGTATATCATAATTTTTAGGTGGTGCTTTGCCAAATAGCCTTTTAAATTTTGAACCAAGTGATGTTTTTGTAATTGCTTCGTTAGGATTTTTATAAGCATATTCAATATCCATTTGCAAATCAAATATTGTTCTAATTCTACGTTGTAAAAGTCTAATATGTGAATCGTTTGTACTATAAAGTTTTTCTATTATTTTATATAATTTAGCCATAACGAGCTTAATACGTGCAAAATACATATGGCATTTTAATAAGCGTTTGAGTAATTCATGTTCTTCCTCATTAATTTTACCAAATTTTTTTAATAACCATGAACCTCTAATTGTATTATATATATTGCGTTTTAGCCAAAAATATTGCTTCTTTGAGTAAATATTAAAATCTTTAACTTCATGTTTACCTGTTCGACCAGCTCGTTTAGTATTAAACAGGTCGAATTTACCATATTCATATTTTCCATATTGAGCAGTGGTTCCTGTTCCAGCCCCACCACTAGCCCCACCTTTTTGTTTCCGCTTATTTTTGGTATCAATTAATGCTTGGATATTTTTAATATATTTTCTATTATTTAGTAAACTATATTTTTTTGTTTTACTAGAATTAATTAATTCACTTGCACTATATTTTTTAGATAATTTTTTGTTAATCATTCGCCAAATGATTATGAAATTATAATATTTACTATGTATTTACTATGTATATAATATTTACTATGTATTACTATAGACTAATAGATATATATAAATAATACTAATATATTATGTTTTAATTTATAACTTATTACTTATTATTATTTACTAATAAATTATTATTTCCTAATAAATTATTATTTCCTAATAAATAATTATGTCTTAATAAATAATTTATAATTTAATTTATAATTTATATTTTCTCTTACTAATAAATTATTATATTTATAAATAGTATATAATAAAATGGAAAAGAAAAGACGTACCATAAAGAAAAGACGTATCAGAAAGGCAAAATCTTTAAAAGGTGGTAAATATTTAGGCGAGGGTAGTTATGGTTGCGTAGTATATCCAGCAATTCCTTGTAGTAAAACTTTAAAATCTAATAGCAAAAGTGTTAGCAAATTACTCATTGCTCCAACTGATTCAGATAAAGACGAAATATCAATATCAAATAAATTAAAACAAATTGATCCAGAACAAAAACATTTTATTACCTTTGAAGATGCATGTCGTATAAAAAATATTCCCACTAATCGCAGTAATACCGTTAGTGTTGAATTTGAAGATGAATCTCTAAAAAGTTATGATATATTAAATAGCAAAAAATATGATAAACATTATTGTCCTCTAGATTTAAGATTAAAACCTATTAACCTAATTATGCCCTATGGAGGATATGATTTAATTAATATTATAAAAAATAAATCTAAAGATGAAAATATTTCACTAACTGGAAAAATATTAATAAATAATTTTAAAGCATTATTCAAAAATCTATTAGTTGGTATTAAAAAAATGCACGATGCCAGAATAGTAAATCGCGATATTAAAAGTGAAAATATAATGAGCGATTATAATTCTAATCTTATTACATTGCGATATATAGATTTTGGATTATCTAATATATTAACGCCCGAGTTTTGCACTACAACTAGAAATATTGATATTCGCGGAACTGCTGGTTTTATATCTCCAGATTTGTATATTGCATTTTATATTAATGATAAAAAAAATTTTGATTACATTTATAAAGTTCTAAAAAAAGATGTGAAAGATGTTTTGGATAGGTATAAACAATCTAGTTTAACAATGAATTTTTATAAAGACGTTAGAATATTATATGATAGATTAAAAAATGAATATATATCTAGAGAAATATTAGATAGTTTTTTTGGAACAATGAAAAACAAATTTGGCGGATATATGCAAAAAGGTGATATATATGCATTGGGTATTACAATGCTTGAATTTTTAATAAATTATCAAAATAAATATAAAGTAAATAAATTAAATGATAAATTGTTATTTGATTTATTGCAAAAAATGGTTCAATTAAATCCAGATATCAGATATGATGTTAATCAATGCCTAAATCATCCATATTTTGCAACGAATTAAGTAATAGCAATACCAATTAGCCAACTATTTTAATTTATATTTTTAAATTTTTTTTATTATTTAATATTAGAAATATATATGTATACATAAATATATATATATAATATAAAAGAAAGATGAAACTAACAAAGAAATCAAAAAATCGAAAATCTAAGAAATATGCCATGAAATCTGCAAAGAAATCTGCCATAAAAACAAAAAAAAATCGCCATGCATATATTAATATACATAATTCAACTCATCATACTCATTATAAAGCATATGACCGGAAAAGTGATATAATGAAATTTCAATATACACCAAAATTAAGAGGTGGCAAATATATTGATAAAGGTGGGTTCGGATGTGTAATATCACCGGCATTACCGTGCACAAGTTCCGACATAAATCTCGATAGTTCCGTTAGTAAAATAATTAAACATCAAACAAAAGAATTAAATAAAGAATTAAATATTTCCAATATGTTAAAAAAATTAGACCCAGGGCAACAATTTTATATTACTATTGATAAATATTGTTTTATTAATGAAATACCTAAACATCGAACAGATTTAACTAATGTAAAATATAAAAACGACAATTTATCAAAATATAGCATCAATAACGATAAATTATATGATAAATTTGGGAATAAGAAAAAAATAGATAAGACTTTTTGCGATATTGATTTGGATTTAAAACCAGTAAATCTAATTATGTCATATGCTGGTCTAAGTTTATCTAGTATTATGAAAACCAATCGCAAAGGTACCGATATGAAAGCAAAAATGCACCAAATGTTTATCGATAATCTAAAAATCTATTTTAAACATTTAATAATAGGTTTAGTAAAAATGCATAATAATAGGATTGTTAATAAAGATATTAAACAGAGAAATATTATGCTAAATTGGCAACAAGGAAATCCCACGGAGAAATCCAAGGAGAATTCACCAATGTCCATTAGATATATTGATTTTGGATTATCAGAATTTTTAACAGGGGAGTTTTGCAGTAATACAAAAAATATTGATTTAAAGGGAACACCTTATTATTTACCACCGGAACTATTTGTATGCGCATTTATAATAAAATATGAAGATCGCACTGAAAGTTATCAATTAAAAAAAATACACCAATATGTAGATAAACATGTTAAAGGAGCATTGAAAATTATAAATGAAAAACAAATGCTTTTGAAAGTAGATTTTATTATTAGCGAATTATATATTAAAATTAAAAACTTATATGAAAAAGAAAAACTCCTATTTGCATATTTTGGCAATGATGCTAATAAATATAATGGTTTTTTGCAAAAAGCAGATGTATATGCTCTAGGTTTATCAATATATGAAACTTTATACAAATATAGCGAAATAAATGTTAAAACTAATGAAAAATTATACGATTTATTGCTACATATGATAGATTTGAATTATGAAAAAAGATATAATATAGTTCAATGTCTGGGGCATCCTTATTTCACAGGGAAAAAATAAAAAAATAACCCTATATGAGGGAAGACAAATGTCTTTTTATAATAATAATATATGGTCCGCAGCTATGGACTTTTGTTTTTTTTTGGTTGTTTTTGCTGCAATAATAAATAATAGATAAATAATAATAAGTAGTATGAACAGGTAGCCTATGAGGAATGTAAAAATTTGCAATTTACACCAAACTTGCAGGTATTACCATTGCGACAGGGTGTTTTTGCACAAATTTCTAAATGCTTCGCCTTTCGTGCAGCAGTTTTACTGACTACAATTTTGAGAGTAGTTGTAGCCTCTAACATTCGTCCGTTGCAATGCTGAACCACAATAGAATTGATACTATTGAGATCTGCAAGCAAATCTTCAATAACCTCCATTGTATGTTCATTAGGCAGTGTTGTATAGCATTCTATAAACATCTTATCAATGCCTGAAAGGTTTTTGGCATCTGTTTTAGAATATGATTCATACGCAGATATCATTGCTGTCATAAATGAATAACTTGTCGTATTTGCATTTGCTTTAGCTGATAGCATTTGCTCCTCAAAAAACTTCATAAGAAGTTGATGAAGAGCACCACGTATTTTTACAACAAGTAAGATTTGATCTTGTGTTGGAACACTGCCTCTTTGATAAGCCTGAAGAGCTGCAAGGCATGGTGTTGATGTCATATCCAGAAACCCATTCATCAAAGCCCATGAACGACCCGTCAGTTGACTTGTGTGTTGCAAATCAACAAGAGATTTGGGCTGAGACCCACCGGCTTTCACCGACTTGGAATCGGCAGAGGCAGAGGCAGACGCTGAGGAGGCAGACATCTTCAATAAGTATAAAACTTAGAAAAGACAAAGAGCGCACAAATAGAGTTAAAAATCACAATAAAGCGATATAGAGTCTAGAGCGTTGTAATAAAAATTTAAAATAAAAAAAAATTCAATTTTTTCCAAAATTCCGATTTTTTCCGTTTTTTCCCCCAAATTTAAATTTATCATATAAATAATATAAATAAAAAATTGAAGAAATATTCATAATCAACCAAAATACCAAACAACATACCCATACGCATACAAATACCCATAATTAACAAAAATGGCTACCAAAAAACCAACAAAAGTTGAAGAAAGCTTTGAATTCAATGAGGAAACAATTAACTTTTTCACAAAAGATTTAGACCCTAGGCAAATCTTAGTTAAACATTATAAAAATTCTCTGGTTCTTGAAAAACTCAATGATTCGATTTTAATTTGCCTCTTATTGAAATCTGGACATATTAAAGACTATCACTGTTGCACAAAAACTTGCAAAGTTGGCAAAATATGGAATGGGCAACCAATACAACTTATTTTAAATAGATTAAACAATAATCAAAATGATTTAACAATTGGTAATCTAGAATTAATATGCGCCAATTGTTATATGGTAAAAAATGGATTGAATATATTTATAAAAAAGAAAAAAGAGGCAATATTTGTATGTTCATTGTGCAACTTTCCATTAGTTAAATTTAAAGATAGCCGTAAGAAAAAAGGACTTTGCCTTTCCTGTGAAAAACAAACAAGTAAAATTTCATTTGAAAAACAAGAGGAAAGTTTTTATAATAGATTGAAAGAGACTTATAATGATAATCCAATTTTAAGCGATGATATAAAACATACTAATTATTATAGCGAAGTTTCTAAATATAAAAATTTTGATAATACTAAATCAATGCAAAATCAACAGCAAAATCAACAGCAACTGCAACAGCAACAGAAACCTCCACAGCCACAACAACAACCTATTATTGAACTAAATATGAAATTACCAGATTTATCCGATTTGATAGATGAGATAGATGAAGTAGATGCAGTAGTATCTGCAAATGAGGTAGATTCTACAGATTAGCCAAAATACATATAATTTACATCAGAGGCAAAATAGGTTTCATATATTTATAAACTAATCTATAAAAAATATAAAGATAAAGAATAATTATATATTTTTGCTTATCTTTTTCCAAAAAAAGATACTTTTTCCTAAGATATTTGACTAACCTTTTTAATCCTATAAAACAAATACAATCCAAAGAAATTTTTAGCAAAGATATCTAAAATATTGAACATATTATTTTTTATATATGGAGTCATTAATGCTGCAATACCATATATTCCCCATATACTAAATATAAAATAAAATAGTTTCATTGCATTTTTTGAATGTATTGCATAATTTTTATATATAGTATAAAAAGTCATTCCAAAGAATATAAAGCCTATTATTAAAGAAGATGCCATATCCATAACTCCTATTTCTCCTAAATAACCAAATAATAACATACCAAAATTACATAAAAAAATAGTTATAATATTTTTTTTATTTGTCTTTATAAACTCCCAAAATTCTAAATTTTTTTCAATATTTTTTTCCAAATATTCTTCATATTTATAAAATATAATCGTAGTTAATAACATTGTTGGTGTAGTTATAATCCAATCAAAATAACGTAATGCTGCCATTTGAGGTAATGCAGTTGTTGTCATGCTACGAAGGAAATAAATATAAAAAAAAAATTCTACACATTGAACTATCATTTCTAATGTTAAAACATTTTTTAGAATTTGATGTTTTTCAGATAAATTCAAAAAAAGTCCCTGAAATCCTACTGCACCTGTTATTAGTTGAACAAGAATACTTATATCTGTAGTAAATTGAACCATTTATAATATATTTATAATTATTATTATATATATAAACTAAAATAAAAAAGAAAACATTATATAATTAATATATTTTTAATATTTTTAATATATTTTTATTATCTTTTTTAAATTTTTTTAATTAATTTCGTTTATTACTATATACAAACAATATATAAAAATAGTAGATAATATAAATAATATAAAAAAAATTAATATCTAATATCCAATATCCAATAATGGCAAATCTTAATCTACGCAAATTTGATATGAGTAAAATAGGCAACGGTAGTATTGTTGTTATGATAGGTAAACGTAATACAGGAAAAAGTTTTTTAGTTAAAGACCTTCTTTACTACAAGCGCGATGTTCCAATTGGAACAGTAATTTCGGCAACAGAGGGGTCAAATAGGTTTTACGGAGACTTAATGCCAAATCTATTTATTCACGATGAATTCAGCCCAGAAATTGTTGCAAATCTAGTAAAGCGGCAAAAAATAGTAGTTAGTAAAATGAAACAACAAGAGGCAATGTATGGCAAAAGCAATATAGACCCCCACGCATATTTAATTCTAGACGATTTAATGTATGACCCTAGTTGGATTAGAGATACAACTATTAAACAAATTTTTATGAATGGTCGACATTTCAAGCTTTTATTTTTAATAACAATGCAATTCTCTCTAGGTATCCCACCTGCCCTGCGTGGTAATGTTGATTATGTTTTTATTCTACGTGAAAACTATGTGAGCAATCGCAAAAGGCTTTATGAACATTATGCGGGTATGTTTCCAACATTAGAAATATTTTGCCAAGTAATGAATCAATGTACTGAAAATTATGAATGTTTGGTAATTGATAATACTTGCAAAAGTAATAAAATAGAAGATATGGTGTTCTGGTATAAAGCCGATACGCACCCTCCTTTTAAAATGGGCGCCCCTGAATTCTGGCAACACCATAGCAATAATTATACAGAGCAAACTGCTGGTGCCGAAGATGAAATTGACATTAGCCAAATAAAAAAGAAAAATACTTTAAGTGTTAATGTAAAAAAAAGCGGTGCATATTAAGAAATACTAATACATCACTAATGCACAAATAATTATGGATATTTTTGAGGAATAATTATATGCATTTTATAATGTTCACCGTCATTTACATATATTTTACAAAATTCGCAAAATTGTGTTTTTGGAACAAAATTACTATGCTTTCGTCTAGTATGATTTGTTAAATGACCACCATTAGTAAAAGTTTTATCGCAATACAAACAATGTAAACTATATAATCTTATTGGTTGCGACATTTTACAGATGAGATAATGTATCAGATAATGTATCAGATAATGTATCAGATAATGTATCAGATAATGTATCAGATAATGTATCAGATAATGTATCAGATAATGTATCAGATAATGTATCAGATAATGTATCAGATAATTTTAGAAAAATACTATTTATTTTGTATTTTATAAATCAATTTTTATTTTGTTTTTACACATTTATATTGCATTACTATTTATAATTACCAATTCAAGAATAATTTTCCAAATAAACTTCTCTCTATAAAGTAAAATATACCAAATTGACAAATAAATATCATAAATATCATAAATATCATAAATATCATAAATAAATATCATACTATGTCATTTTCTATTCGCAAAGATGGTATATTTGACCCTGAAGGTAAATATCCGAATCCATTAACAGGGCAACCATATAGTCCACAATATAAAGTTCATGCAATAAAAGATGGTATTATTAGCAAGGGTTGGTCGCAACTAGATGCTTGGAAAGCTAGGGTAGAAATCATAAAAAAAATACATAAAAACCAATTATTATTATTAGTATTGCCGACGGGTGTAGGAAAAACCGTTATTGTGCCAAATTTATTATTGCATTACTTTGAATATAAAAAACGCGTAGTTGTAACAGTTCCGCGATTAGCAATTGCCGCAGAAAATGGCGAATGGGCTGCGAAACGTATGGATGTCCCCCTTTATAAAGTAAATGACAAGGGAGACGATATATTTAACGAAGATTCCAAAGATTCCGAAGATAAACGCTATCTATCAGGAAATAAAATTGTCGGATATAAATACACTGATGTTGGAACAAAATATGGCGATTCAAAATCAATATTATTATTTACAACTGATGGTAATATTAAACAATCAATAATTGGCTCCGACAAAGACCTTTCAAATTATGGGGGCATCATTATTGACGAAGCCCATGAACGCAGTGTAAATATTGATGTACTAATTGCATTAGTTATGGATATTATCCCACGTCGCCCAGATTTCAAAGTAATTATAATGAGTGCCACAATCAAAACGGCAACATTTACAGATTATTTTAAACGAATAGGTCTAGGTGATAAATACGGCATATTTTCATTGCCAGAGGTAAAAACAAGTTATAATATTAAAATGCAACCCACCATGAAAAATATCAATGCATCTAAAATAGTTGATGAAGTATATAAAAAAATAAATGAAATTATTCTAGACCCAAAACAAGCAGTTGGCAATATATTAGCATTTGTTACGAGCGAATCGGAAACTCTGAAATTAAAGCGCAAAATTGATAATAATATGGACAAATATGCAATAAATAATAAGCCATATACTATATCATTTACTGCAATCATTAAGCCAAATGATAAAAATATTGCAGTTGGCAAAATAAAATTAAATGAAATAAAACCTACCCCAAATGCTCCACAGGGATTTTCTCGCAAGGTAATAATTGCCACAAATGCCGTAGAAAGTAGCGTTACTTTTAAAGAACCAATGGTCTATATTATAGATACTGGATTGGCTTTTGAGAAAAAATATGATGCAAATAATTATGCCTATGAAACGGGTAAAAATTTAGTTTCACAGGCTAGTATTAAACAGCGATGTGGGAGAACAGGGCGAACGTGTGATGGGGTTTGTATTCAATTATATACCACTGACCAGTACGATAAATTAAAACCTTATACAACGCCAAAAATATTGGTAGAAGAATTTACTGGCGAATTGCTAAAATTGGCAATTATTAATGGAAATATACCTAGTGCATTTAAATTTATGAATAAGATGATAGAAGAACCAAAAAATTATAAAGAAATTATATCCAGAGCATATCATAATTTACTTAATATGAATTTAATAGATGATGCAGGTAATATTACAAATCTAGGACATATTTGCAATAAATTTAACGATATTAAAATTGCAAAAATGATAATTGGTGGGTATTATATGGGTTGTATGAATTGGTCTATAATGTTAGGTGCAATATTAATATGTTGCGATAGTTTTGAAAAAATATTTCATAAGCCACCCTTTATGGACGAAGACCCAAAATTGGAACAAGAATATAGAAATAAAATAAAGAAACTAATAAATGAAAATGGCGACCATATTACTTTATTGACTATATTCAATAATTTTATTTCTACACCAATAAATGAAAGACGCACCTATGCATTAAATAGTGGGTTAGATTATTATATTCTTACAAAAATTCAAACAGAATATGATAATTTAGTTAAAACAGTTACGCAAAATATACCATATATAAAAACTCTCAATCTATTTAACGTTCCACAAGAGGTTCTTATATTTGGCGGGGGGAGCAAAGATGATAGCGAAGGTGAAGGCGATAGCGAAGGCGAAGGCGATAGTGACAGTGAAGGCGACCGAGACTTTGACAGTGAAGGTGACCTAGATAGCAACCTCGATGACGAATTTGACAAAGATGAGGCGGAATTTGCAAATTATATAAAAAATGTTAAATCTCAATCTGGCGGTGCTGATGATAGTGATAGCATGGATGACGATGCTGATGATAGTGATAGCGAGGATGATTTAGATGATGCAGAATTTGATGCAAAATTAGATTCATATGCAGATGCAGATACAGATAAACAACTATATTACGAAAAAATAAATAGTATTAATAGAGATTATAATAATTATAAAAAAAATATATTATCTAATCAAATAGATAATTATTTCAAAAACCAATCGCAAAACCAAAACCAACTCCAAAACCAACTCCAATTAAATAATGAATCCAGAAGTAATAGAGACAATCATAAAGGAGGTTTTCAAAATGCTGATAAATTTTATTACGAAAATAATGATAAGTATGATAGAATTACTAACAATGCTAGAAAGTTTACTAATAAAAATAGTGAAAATCAAGGTACCAGACAAAGTTACGGTACTAGACAAAGTGACAGAAAAACAAAAAAATTATTAACCGGTGGTTCAACTACTGAAGATAGTAAAGCAAAGAAACGACGTATAATAATGGATTTTTTAGATATTAAAAATATTAAAAATACTGATATAACACCTCCATTATCATTAATTGATAGAATATTGGCATCGCTATTTTTTGGATATAGTAATAATATTGCTTGTTATTCTGGCAAAGATAATAAATATTATGTTAAATTTAGCCCCAAACAAGGTAGTATAGAATCCTCATCATTTGATTTTATAAATAAAAAACCAGATTTTATAATATATAATGAATTTACAATAAATAAAGATATGGGTAGCAATGGTTCAAAATTGAATTTGGTTTCAGAAATAAATTCACATCATTTTGGCAAATTTATTGATATTCAAGAATTAAAGAAAAAAATACAAAATATATAAGAATGCAAATTAGGCACACACACAGACATTCACACAGACATTCACACATCCACTAATAATTATGGTAAATATTTTCCATAAAATTTCCGTATGCTATATAACATAAATAAAGTAATCCAAGAATTAATAAAAATATTATTAGTGGATATATTTTTGTCAAAGTTTCGTTATTACTGCTATATTTTGATACCATATCACTATTTATTTTTGATATTTCATCAATTTTTTCAGTTTTTTCTTTTTTAGTTTCAACATATGCATAATCATCATTTAATTTATCATAAGACATTTTTTGTCTATTCATAATATCTTTATTTTTACTAATAGTCTGTTTTATTTCAGCCAATTTCTTGGTTAAAGCTTCTCTAAAAGTTTTAAAATCGGATTCTACCGTGGTTTCTTTTGTTTTCAATTCACTTAGTAATATATTAATTCTACTTATATCACTATTAATTTGTTGTAAATATGTATTTTGCATATTCATAATATTATTAATGGCAGTTAATTTTTCATCACTTGACATACTCATAGTATTATTTGCGAATTTTTCAATTATTGGAACCGTTGGCATAGACACCGTTGGCATAGACACCGTTGGTATTTCAGATGCTTTTTGTCCACCATCAGTGTCATCAGTTTCAAGTATTTGTTGTTCTATTAATTCATTTGGCAATGTTGGTGTTTGCATCATATCATCTTCATTTTCCAGAGTTTCTTCAGTGTCTCCATTATCTTTATATACAATATTATCTGCTGTATTAGGAATTTGGTTATTTAAAATTTGAGATACATAATTTTGTATGTTAACATAGTTATTTCTGATATTGTCTTTTATTTTTTCGAGTGTCTCTTTGAATGCTTCTATACTAAGAATTTGCGATTTAATTGATATCAAATTTGACATTAAATTGTCTTTTGCTACTAAATATTCTGTTGAAACTGAATTAGATTCCTCATTATTATCCATATTAGTTTTTGGTATAATAGACCATATAGTTGTATCGTCACTTCCATAAACAATTTGCAATGATTCATCTTGGCTATTTTGATTTGATGATAAAAAGAAATTACTAATTTGAACTGCTTCAAAAGATACTTTATTAATACTATCATCGACACTACTACCAGAGCCACTAGCATCCTCATCGGAACCATCACCAGACCCGCCACCAGACCCGCCACCAGACCCGCCTGATTGATATATTTTAACAGTCCAATTACTCATGGGACCAATACTTTTGCCAGTAAATGATGCACACCAATCTTGACGCGAGGATTGCCCTTTAGGAATAGTTGTATCATCTGCCATTTGTGGTCCCGCATTTGCAATTAAATATTTCCCATAGGATGACATTAATGCATATACAGTATTATTTTGTGGTACTAGAGTAAAATATATTTCTTGTTGATTAACACTACCATCATTAATATCTTTAATAAAATAAACGGTATTATCTTCATTACAACCCATATAATATCCCAGTCTATTAACTAATAAAACTATATTGGTATTTTCTCCTGATATATTTGGTGTAAGTTTTTGTTGACGTGTATTATATAAAGAAAAATTTCTAGATATACCTGTATTTGGAATTTTAAAGTCATCTGGCAAAAATTCTGTCGTAGCATCAGTAAATGTAGAAACACATTCATTAAATTGGTCTGATGATAATAAACCACTTTTTTGCATTTTATTACACCAATTTACAGTCTTTGTTTTAACATCTTGATAATTTGCAAAAGGTTCTAGCTTCATATTGCATACAATATTAAATTATATATGCTATTTAATCTATATATACTATTAATCTATATATATATAATATATTTAATATATATGTTTATTTTTAACCATAAGAAAAAAATAAATAATACATAAAAACATAATACATAAAAACATAATACATAAATACAAATATTTATCAAATACTTATGCAACAATTTTTTTAATAAACGATTCTGTAAATGCTGTATTATTTCTATTTTTCATTCCAGAACGTTTACACCATCGAATAATATATTTATAAATGGAGGAATAACTATTTCTAATAAAATCATTTTTATAATTATCTCTATTTTCAATAATATCAAAATATTTTGCTTTAATTTTGCTAATAGTTTCAGTTTCAATATTATTTATTTGGCGTTTACGAATGCCATTTACTAATACATTTTTATAACCATACGGAGCCATACCAATTGCATGTCCCTCTTCTCTTAATCTGCGAATTGTTCCCTTTGTTTTTTCACTAATATCATTACTATATTTTTCAGCAGATTGTAATTCTTGTTGAACCATACATTTATGCATAGCACTAATTTGCGAATTATAAATAAGTTGGTTAGTTACAAAATGTGTGCTAATATTGCGTAATGCTAATAAATCAAGATATTGGATACCACTTAATAAATGGCGTGTTAATCTATCAACTGAATATACAATCAAATTTGTATTGTCCTGTAAATATTGTGTCCAGAAGCTTAATTCTCCATTTTTCAGATTTTTACCATGACGACCACTATAGCCATTATCGCAAAAATATCCAGTTAAAGTTAATGAGTGCGTTTTTGCATAATCTAAACATTTTTTAAGTTGTGTTTCTACGCTAACATCATTGCAATTACTGCATCTGACATAAATCGCAGAATATCCATTAGATTGTCGAATTGTTTTATTATGTTCATAAATAACCTTACTAGTTTCCAAAGCATAATCATTAATATCAACTGCTTTTAATTCTTCTGTTTTACCATTTAAAAATGTAATCATATATTTTTCATTAGGATTTTTTTTACTATTAAAATTGGCAGAATTGACATCAGACGGTGCAATAGTTTTAATGATATTACTACCATCTTTTTCTTGCAAAAATTCTATATCACGCTTTTGCTTTTTATGAGTTTCTAGATTAACATTATTAAATAAATTTTCAAAATTATTAACATCATTTACTACTACATCATTTACTACATCATTTACTACATCATTTGCCACATAATTTGCCTTGCGTTTTTTATTAGCTACAATAGGTGGTGCAATAGGTGCTTCAATAGGATCTTCATTAGCTATAATTTCATCAAAATTTAAATTCATATTAGGTCTTTGAATTAAAGGCTGTTGTTGTGCAAATTGCATAGGTTGTTGTGCAAATTGCATAGGTTGTTGTGCAAATTGCATAGGTTGTTGTGCAAATTGCATAGGTTGTTGTGCAAATTGCATAGGTTGCTGTCCATATTGCCCATATTGCATCATAGGCTGTTGTTGTCCAAATTGCCCATATTGCATAATAGGTTGTGGAACAAATTGCATATTTTGCATATTTTGCATATTTTGCATATTTTGCCCCATTTGAACGGGAACATATACAATTTGAGGTTGTTGTTGCATAGGTTGGGTAGGAATAGTGTTCTTAGCCATTTTGAAATTATTTAAACAATTACAAAGTTTAATAATTTAAATATTAATAAAAATAAAATTCAATTTTTTATTAGAATATTTACAAGTTTTTCTAAATAAATAAATTACTTATATAAAAGTAAAATAATATTTATGTATAATTAAATAATTGAAAATATTAAAAAATATTGAAAATATTTACAAGTAAATATTACAATGATGAATGATATTTTACCATCAACTGCTATTCATACAGCAAAGTTATTTATGCAAAAAAAAATAGAAAGAAATGTAATAATTGACCCATTTAGTTGTTTAATGAAATTGTCTCTGTTGAGATTTCTAGATTCTGGAACAAAAATAAGTATATATCAAAATCGCATATATTTTAATTCACCGTCTTATTTTCAAGGTGTAGTAAGATTTTTATATGGCGATAATAGAGAACATTTACATAATTTATATTTACCTATACAAAAATGTGTAGAATGGTTCTGGGATGATAATGATTCAGATATGAAATATATGTTTAATAATGCGATAATTGGGTTAAAAATGTTAAAAATATCATATAATGAATATGCTACAATACAACATACTATTGATTATTACATTATTATAATGATGCAAAAACATTCATATCTTATATCAAAATTTGGTATAAATACTCTAGATATAGAAAAAATTACAAGTGGTCTAATGGAATACGAAGATAAGCCAATTGAAAATAAGACGAATGATAAGCCAATGGAAAATAACAAGACTATTGAAAATAAGCCGAATGATAACCAACAAAATAATGATAAAAATAAATCTGGAAAAAATAAATCTGGAAATACATCTGGAAACACAACTGGAAACACATCTGGAAACACAAATAAAAATTCAGATGATAAAGATAAAGAGTCATCTCTAGATGCTACTATTATAAATGCAAAAGATATAAGAGATTCAATAGTATTAAAAAAAATGCAAGAAGAAACTAAAAAAACTATAGTAGATTCAAAACAAAATGATATACAATTAAATGATATGAATAAATTTTTATTTGAATTATGGTCTAAAAGAGAAATTAATATAGTAATAAATTTATATAAAGAAATGGAAGTTAAAAGCAAAGGAATTGAAAGAGAAAATATATATGCAAATATTATGAGTTATTGTTCAATGAAGGAAAATAATCTTTTTGAATATATTGAAAAAAATAGTAGTATATTACAAAAATAGATATGAAAAATATGCACGGCGTTTTCTAAAATCTGTAAAGATGTATCTGGTTAAATTTTTTATATTTTTATATTTTTAATAATTATCTATAAAAATTAAAATTTATAACATATAAATCTATAAATCACAATCTATAAATCTATAAATCTATAAATCTATAAATCTAAAAATCTATTATGGATACATTAGCAAATCTTTTAAATAAAGCTCTTGAAACTATTAATACTACAAATGATGAATTAATGAAATTAAAAAATGCACATATTAATTTAGCTAATAAATATATTGATTCTTGTAAAACTATTGCAAATTTAGAACAAAGATTATCTAATATTGAAAAAAATATTAATCCAGAATTGTCAATTGACCAAACAAAACTAGAATATCTTATGATAAAAATATGTAGGGAAAATCCAAATAATTTGGGACCAAAGGGACCCGTTGGAGATAAAGGAGAAAAAGGTATTCAAGGGGATAAAGGTACACGGGGTGATACTGGTCCCATAGGTGCAAATGGATTAATTGGAAATACTGGTCCAGAGGGTAAACAGGGCAGAGAGGGTAATAGAGGTGCTGATGGTAGACAAGGAATACAGGGAGAAATTGGCATTCAGGGTCCAATGGGTCCCACGGGGCAAACTGGTCCAATAGGGTTAAAGGGTCGCGATGGTGTAATGGGTATCACAGGGTTTCAGGGTCCAACTGGATGTCAAGGTTCAACTGGCTTTCAGGGTGAAGTTGGCAATATGGGACCAACTGGTTCAACTGGACCCGTCGGACAAGAAGGCAGAGCAGGAGCACAGGGTCCAAGAGGTCAAGAAGGTATAAGAGGTAAAACAGGCAAAATTGATTGTAATTGCAAATGCGCACCAATATAAAATTGTAAAATTGAATTTTATAATAAAAATAAACATAATAAATTAAATATAAAAATTAAACATAATAAATTAAATATAAAAATAAACACAATAAATATTAAACATATTAAATATTATAATTTTTCAAAATGTCAAAAAAAATTTCTCTAAAAGTTAAGTCATCAATTAATAATATGCAAAATACATCTGAACAAACTCATATGTGTTCAATATGCAACAAAGGATTTACTACAGCTATTCTTTTAAATAATCATATTAATCAATCACATAAAAAACATACTTTTATAGAAGTATGTGCAGGAGCAGGTGGATTATCAAATGGATTAATTAAAGCAGGAATGGTACCTCTTTTATTAAATGATAATAATAAAGA